TTGAATTTTTTGGTAATACCTTCGGCCGCCAGAAGTTCTTTTTACCGAGATACTTCTTGCCTGAATCCAGTTCTGTGATGATGTATACGAATCCCTGGTAGTCCTCAGGTGTTTCATTGTATTCAGATCCATTATATGTCCACATTTAGTTATATATCTTTTTCGGATATATCTTCTGCCTCTGCTCTTCTACCACAACAAGGGCAGAACTCTACCCTACCTCCATTGTCAAGCAGCACGATGCTTATCGTGTCACACTCCTCACACTCGATTCGATATTCGTTTTCCACTTGATTCCTTTATCTCTTTTTTTCTTTGATCGGTTGCGGTAAGCCACTCTCCAATTTCTTTTTGAGTTCTACCACAACCGATACATATTTTATCTACCAGTGTGCAAATTTTTACACATGGACTAGAAATCAATTTCACAGGCTCCACCCGCACAAGCGGCCGCTGCAAGTGTATCGACATCTGTGTATACTTTTTCTGTTAGGTCATTTGACCAATCCACAGGCTGTAGGTTCTTTTGTATCTTGTTCCATTTATGTAGCAAGAATGCATCTTTTAGACAGTACTCTGTTTTCTTCATATCACCGTCAAGATAGTTTTCTGCAAACCGTTCAAACCTACGGACCCAGTCTTTCTTTGCTGAGTTTTCGGATGATTCGACTTCCAAGTTTTCTCCCATACCCTGTGCAGTTGCACAAGCGGTCCATAAGTTGTCAAAGATTTTCATGGCATCTACAACCATACCTGATGCAAAGATTGCACCTTGGTCATATTTCATTACCATGTCATCTGCTGTGATAACCTCTGTGTTTGGTGCTTGGTTATAGTCTTTGTCTCCTGTTGGTGACAAGAATGAAATACCAGAGAAGGAATATCTGTTTTCAAATACATATTTCTCTACATCGTCCCAGTCATCAACAATGATTGTGTTTGACACGTTGTGGCGAATACCCTCGTCTGCACACAGTTCTTCGTTAGTGCCTTCCACTACCCAATTCTTTTGTGCCTTCTTGACCATTTCAAGGTGTTTAACACCATAAAGGTCATCCTTAAACATAGAACCATTCTTTGGCACAATTGGGAATGATACCACGAGATCGGTACCATTTGCAGACCACACGGATTCCTCAACCATAAATGGATTTGTCTTTGCAATTGCTTGTGTGATTTCAGATTCCTTATTCATCTGTATGTTTCTTATATACATTGGAGAATGTTCGGCATGAATACCTGAAGCAGTTTGCAATAGTACGGAAGCATTACCACTTGGCTTAACGCAAGTAGTCCTAGCAGCAGGATTAATACCAATAATGGCGGCAACTTCTTTATTAACTTTCTTGACAATATTAGCTCCTTTCTTAAGGATCTTAGTATCAAAAAGAATATTAGGGTTGTTCATCCATCCTGTAATAGATACACCAAGTAAGGCTTCACGGTCAAAGATTTTCTTGGACACATCTGAGATAAATTTAAAGTCAGTGTATCCAGCCTGTAGGGTACCGAGGATAGACGCTGCTCTACAGGCCTTATAGAAGTCTTCCTCGGTAACACACATGCCCCCATTGATTTCGGTGAGGTTACACCCCTGCCAACCTGATTCACCTTTATACTGTGGGAACATACCAATCTCCACACAAGGGTTAGTTGTGTGTTCCTTAGATGTTGTAAAGTAGAACCCTGGTTCGCCGAACGACTTAACAGAATCCATAATCTTTGCAAACATCTCTGGAGTTGCTTCATCACGGACAATCACAGCAGAGTTGTTACTACGACCACGCTGTGGGTTATCCATGAACCAATTACCAGTCTTTGCATTCATCATCTCATCATCTTCTGGAGAGAAGAGACAGATAGTAGCAGAGCGACGGACACCACCTGACAGTACGGCATCTGCAGCATGCATACACGCATCATATACGGTAATTGGTTTAATTGTTACCGGGTCTTTTGAATCCATGACAAGACCTTGCAACATATGTTCAATCTTGTCTAGAGCCTTACGAAGACCTTCTGGGCCTGGTGCTTTAAATCCACCAGATATTTTGGAACCTTTGGGCCGAATTTGTGACAGATCGAAGAACACACGACGGCCTTCATAGTCTGGATGTTTACCACCACCCACAAAGTAAGATGACATTAACACGTCTAGTGCTGATGCCCAACCTTCAATAGAGTCCTCAACAACCCAACCTTTTGCTTGTTTTGTCCTCTGATGAATTTTTGGTAACTTTGCCACATGGTGTGTTTGTACTGAAAATCCTGCGCCGGCACCACAAAGCAGGATGTAAAAGAACTCACCAAAGAATGCTGGACGGTCTGCATACGATGATGTACAGTTATACATCCGCATCTGATGTTTCATAAGTTGTTCACCACCAAACTGTAAGGCGCGTTGTGCTCCTAGTACTCGCTGCTCTTTATAGGCCAGTCTGGCTTCTTCTAGGTATTTTGATAATGGATCAATATGTTCTTGGTAATTTTTCTCGTGCATTGATAGCACACGGTCTACTGCTTCTTCCCATGTCTCATATGTACTTTCTTCATCTTTAAATCTAGAGTACGAATCGTAGAATTTAGTCTGGGATAAAAACGCACGTGTGTCTGCAAATCGGTTTTGCATGACTTTGTTCCTTTTGTGATAATTGTGTTGTTTTAGATGGTGATATTATATATCATTCTACGTGCTTTGTAAAGTGATATTTTTACATATTTTTGGAATTATTATAGTTGTTCCAGTAGGCCATACGTTCATTGAAGCTGAGGCGTTTGGCCTCATGCTCCTTAATTTTTCTCACGTAATGTTCTATTTCACTTTCTTCTGGCTTTTTCAATTGCTCTACTCCCGAACCAGAATGATATGATAGCGGCAAAGATGGCCTTCGTGTCCTCATCCCATAATAAATTTATTGCCTCAGCAAAGTCGGTACCTTTATCCAATGCCTCTATAAGTAATGTTATTTCAATAGTTGCAAATAAACCAAAGAAGGCATATGTGATTACTGGACGTACAGACTTCTGTAAACCAGATATGATACCCGTACCCTTGTTGATACTGATGTCGTGTTGAATCAAACGGGTATGCTCATCATCAGCACCCTTTGCCTCGTACATCTTCATATCATGGTCAAACCCTTTGGCACGAAGTTCGGCCATGACTTTAATTTTTTCAATTTCATGTTTCTGATCCGCCTTCTTTGCAAACGAATCAGTGATTGCTGGAACTGCGGAACCCGCAAATCCTAACAATGATCCTAATATTGATAACATAATTTCTCCTTAATAACCAGAATCAAACCAATGGAATCCACTTGTTGTAGATGTGCTATGATCCGTTCTTGCCACGATTACACCATTGTCAAAAACAAGAATCCCTGTCTTAGTTGCTGCGCCAGTTTGGCCTGTGCTTGCTGCAGGGCCTCCACCACCATAGCTATACTTACTTGCAGTTGGACCTCTAATTTCACTTATATTTGTATATTTAGCACTATCCAATGACCATATGTCAATCCAACCAGCATAAGATAAAGTGCCGTTAAAACGAGTAGGACTGCCTATAATAATAGTGTTTCCATCTGCAGTTATATCTAAACCACTACCATAGTGAGTAGACCAGTTGGCAGCAAAATCACGGGCGCCAGGTTGATGGGCTCCAGGCCCTGTAGCCGCACTATCACCAAATGCGGAATCAGGCCACATTTCCTGAAGCAAAGAATATGCATCCGAACCCTGACCATTTGCACTATCTCTTTTCCAAACTTGAACAATACCAAGGTATGTATTGTCACCAAGGCCAGAGTTTGCCTGAGAATTTACAGCATACTGATTACTGTTTGATCCAGGTGGATACATATCTTCAGTCATACCTTGCAGGCTAGGATAACCTACAACAACTGTGCCACCATCACTGTCCATTGTTATGTTTGGAGTATATAAAGCATTTCCATTATTTGTGTTATTTCCCATGGCACTTACATTTGAGCCGCTAGGGTTAAGTGTTAGTGTTTGTTGGTGTACATATTGATCTGTTTGGTTGTTTCTTTTGTATAAATGTACGCCGCCTGTTCTCAATGCACTTCTTGTAGCATTCGTTCCATATTTGTTAGAACCTATGGCCAACCACATTCCATCATTTGATGCCTTTAGTGATGTTCCAAACCTACCAGAGTTTTGAGGAGTGGGATCGGTAATTGTTTGATGAATTCCTCCAAGGTCCCAAGTAGAGCTTGAGCCTGTTCTTTTTCTTACAAATACTTTACCTCTCTCAGTTCCTCCAGCTGCATTCTGTCCATCACCAAAGAACCAATAAAGGCCTTGGTTATCTGTATCAAATTCAGTATAATAAGTGGAGTTACCACCATAAGGACCAGTTTGCGCATCGGTGGCAGCAACTGATCTGACAAGAGTAGCATAAGTTCCAGTTCTGTTTGGGTTTAAGTAATAAAGTTTCAGTTCCCCACTTGTATTAGCATTTTGAACTATAGAGTAATCATCTCCTATAGCCCCAGCACCTCCAAAGTAATATCCACCAGTTCCGTCTGGACTTGGAATGCTTTGTGTGAGCCAGTTTCTAGAATTTTCAACCCATGTATGAAATTCAGCTGTTCCCACATTGTAAGTATTACTTACCTGATGATATGGACTTCCTGCTAAAAAGTCAACCTTGTCACTCTTTTGATTTTTTCTGAAAAAATTTCCATAATAATTTCCTGATTGTGCATTGGAATGCTGTTTAAACTGATACGTTACGTTATCGTACCCATACTGGTATGAACCATCAGCATTGGACCCTTCAGTGCTAAACACAAGTCTTAGATCTCTAGAGGCCGAAACAGTTGATGCAGCTGCATCTGAAACATTAAACGTTATACGGGAAGTTTGAGTTGTTGCATCAACTTGTGCTTTAGGAGTAACAACAAATCTGGCAGAGTCATCTGCTTGTGTAAGCACACCGCTTGCCAAACCCGCAAAGTTACCGTCTGAATCTACACTGAAGTTAAAAATGTTTGAACTATCAGCAGCGACTGCAATAAACGTTGTGGTGGTCGCTCCATCTTTAGCAAGATTGATTGTGCCTGTAGGGGTCACGGTTAAGGTTGGATCATTGTTGATCAGGTCATTCTGGAACCAGTTGTTACCGTTGGAGAAGAAAAACTTATTTATGTTTTCAACGTAGTAAATCTGTCCTTCATTCGCAGATGCGGCTGGTAATGCAGCTTGAGTGTTTACCGTGGTAACACCCGAACCACCTCCACCACCTGATGTGATACTGGCAATAGTAACACTGGTGGCACTATCAATAAATGCCTTATTGTCAGTGTTTCTAGCCTCTGACCTACCTAGGATGGCAGCGATGTCTCTAATTCTGCTCATTACATGATTCCTTTATCATTATAATAATCACGGAATCTTTTCAATAAAAGTGGATCACCTTTCTTTTTCCTGCGGTCATGGATTGTTTTGGCCTTGTATCTAGGTCCCATGGCAGTATCCGCAGGATTTGGAATAGATGCTGTGCTGTTAGCCGGTACATCTTCTTTTGGTACACAGTTAGGAACTAACCGATTACCTTTCTTCTTCATTCCGACTTGTTTATGAGTGTCCCAACAAGGGCCATCCTCTTCCATTTTCTTTGTTCTCTTTTTCATGGCATTGATGTACTTTCTATAAACTGCTGCTTCTGCTGTTTTACCCATCACTCGTGCTCTTTGCTCCATGGCAATCGCAGCCTGTATTTTATGAGCATGAGTTTTACCTGAACTTTTTATTTTTGCTACACTAGCCTTTGCTGTTGCAACATCTTTGAACCCAAGGCCGTGTATTGTGCCTTTTGGATTTTCATCTGTATAAAGGTCACTATGCTTTTTTGAATTAGCAGGTTGTCCTTTCTTACGTGGAATCCTTTTGTTCATTTATAGATCTCGTTTATGGTAATATACACGTTTTGATTAGTATTAACATGAGTTGCCTCATATATGTCAACTCCAAAAACATCACCAACAGGGTAACAATTATCTGATATTCGTACTTGGTCTTTTGCGTGACATAACTCATCAAGTGACTTGTTGAGTAGTTTAGGATTCTTGACCCTATACACGCCAGGTGATAATTGTTTATCCTCTAAAACAAACCATTCACTATTTTCATTTAAAAAGTCTAGGATATCAATGTCACATTTCTCGCAGATATCTGCAAGACGATGGTCCTCTAATCCTAATTTTTCTTTAATTAGAAATAAACCTGCAGCAAAACTACCGAGCTTTGAGCCTCCTCCAGGAACTTTGTTGAGCAACCGTTTAATGTTAGCAGCAAGCCGAATAAAAGGTGTATACGCAGAGGTTTTTTCAAGTGAGTCAATTTTAACATTTCTGTTACGCTTTCCATTCTCATCAATGATACCCTCTTTGTATGCATCCCATTCTGTCCATGGCATAACAAGCATTCGGATAAACCGAAAGGCATAAACGGTATCAGCTGCAGATTTTAAAATGCCCATTATATTTTCCTTAATGCCTCTATAACTTTATTATCCATACTAATTCCAACAAGTTGATCATTAGTGATATACTTTAAAAATATCAAAAATGGTTTTATCACCGGCCAGTGCCTATCCTCTAACTTTACTTGTAGCATATCCAAAGAAGCTTGTATTCCAAACACATTGAATATCACTATCAGGTGGTTAAGAATTAAGCGTTCGGATAAATCTTTATCATCGAGATACCGATTCACCAAACGCTTAACATATTTAAACCGTTTTAGATCCTCATTAAACTCTTCTATGTCAGAGAACCTAGGATTATAATAATGTTTTGCCGCATACAACAGCAAATTCTGCTCAGTCAGTTTTTCCATAACAAAATTATATATTACTAATCTTTGGAATCCTCATCTTCACCGTCCCACATTTCATCAATATACTCTTCTTCTGTGGTTGGTGACTCAGTCATCATAGCAGGTTTAGGCTTAGGTTTAGCCTTAGCAGGTTTTGCAACTACACCATTTGCTTCTGCAACCTGTTGTGCTGTCATCTTTTGGGCCTTGAGAAGCTCACCTGTTCTTACATCACGCCATCCGGCGGGTGAGGCAACTGCATTCTTTGCCCATGCTGGGGGGTTAAGTGCCATTTATTTCTCCATTGATTTATATGCAGCCATGATACCTTTTAGGGGTGTGGCTGAAGGTATGGCCTTTTGATCGCCAGACCTAACTTGGTCACCACCATTTCTCTGCTTGGCTGGTTTGGTTACCTTACCAGCATCTGAAGCATCTTTGTGACCTTTATATTCGGTATCATCAACCTCTTTTGGTTGATTAACCATATCCTTAGCGCCCTTACCTTTGAGTTTATCATCCATGGTTTCGGGTTTTGTAGCACCTTTATAGTGCTTAGCACGGTCACCTTCCGTAAGGACATCCATAAGAGCTCTACGGATACGTGATTCTTTTTGTTCGGCCTTTGAGCCTTCAGCTTTTGGATTCATATTAATATCCCCTTCTTGCTGACCATCACTAGCTTTTTTCTTACGTTTGGTTGCAACCATACGAGTTTTTATTTTACCATCTGCATCTGTATAATTTTCAGGCTTCTTGTCAGCAGATTTATGTGTATCAACCACAGCTTCTTGCTGAGTGTCAGAGTTAATTGACTTTGCGGTATCACCACTCATTGTCACCTTGTGCTTTTTACCACCAAAGTTGAAGTGTGATTTACCTGCTTTATGTGCCGCTGCAGCTGCACCCATAAAAGCATTCTTTTCATTCGCAGGAATCTCTTCTGGAATTACAAACTTTGACTCACTGACACTTTCAGAGGCAACTTTAGCAGGCTTCATTTTGGATTTAGCCATATCAATGCCTTTGTTGCGTTTCTCTTGATTCTTATGCGCATCATCTTTAGAAACTTTTCCCATGTCACTTTGTGCATACTTCTTTATTTTATCTTTTTCTGCACCTTTGATGTATTGGTCAAGTTTCCCCTTTGATACCTCTTGGACCTTTTGAGCGGCCCTATGCTCATTAAATGGATTGTTACCAAACATTAGTTTCTCCTTTTACATCCACATATGGGCCACATACGTCCCAACGGCTGCGACCACAGCCGCATATACAATTTTATTTATAAGGTTCACGGTACGAGCATTATCGTCAACCTTTTTCTCTATATCATCTAGCTTTAATGAAAGTCTATTTAATCTTTCATACATCTTATCGTGATCATCTTGCAAGGCGGTAATCTTCTCCTCTGCTCTTGCCATGCTAATCATAGCATCAGCAAGTTTGTCGAGTTTCTCCTCGATTC